ACCCCACTGCATGGAGAACCCCTCGTGGTGCAACTGCAACTGCTGAATCATGATGCCGTTGTCACCAGCATTGAGGTCACTCACCGAGTACGAGCCGGGCCAAGCGTTGAACAGTGTGATACCGAGGCGGCGAGGCATGTCCACAGCGACGTTAACGCTGGGGTCTTGATCGTACTGGAAGTCATCGTTCGTAACGGGGTGGTCAAAGACCCATACCTGAACGTCACACCGGTAGTCGGAGCCAAAGTTATCTCCACCGCTCCCATTGCCAGATGAGCCGCCGCTGACACCCATCTCTTCAGTCACCCCACCCTGCCACGTGTGGATGAACTGCTGCCAACGGTACAACTGTTCCTGATTGGCGAACACCCCTCGTGCCAGAGACACGGGAGCGAAGTCCGACTGCCCAACCATCTTGTGTGGGTGCGTATTCATCCCGCCTTCCCTGTACGGGATGACTTCATTGGTGACAGCGATACCCGACATCTGAGCAAACCCAATATTGTCTAGGTCTTCAGCCAGAGAGCGGAGTTCACTGTCGTTTGGATTGATCGCCACACGGAACTTAAAGTTCCGCAGGGGATCGGTACGGAGAGTAGTAGCCATTTTACCTTCCTCCTAGAGGGTATCGACTGCGTTGGAACCGCCAGTCCACTGACTGACGTTGATGATCACGAACTCAGTCGGGTACTGGAGAGCCAGACCAACCTCAACGTGAAGTTCACCATTAGCAATGGTGCTACTGGTGTTATTGGTACTATCACACGTGACGTAATACGCCTGTGCGCTAGTAGACCCCTTAAGGCCCCTACGCCCCCAAAGGGTGCGGAGTTCCTGCTCCACGACGGACTTGACCCGCTCCCGCAGGTTCCCGTCGTTCGGCTCAAAGACAGCGAACTTGGTGATCTCCGTCATCCGCGCCTTCACGAAGTTCAAGGTCCGACGAATCGGGATGAACTTATCGGGTGAGGTCTGAGCAAGGGTACGGGTACCGTTAAGGATCGCCCCGGTACCCGGCACCAACCGCACAGGGTTGATGCTGGCATCGTATAGCGTGCCCTCATCAGCGTCGGTGTAGTTGCCCACGAGACCAAACACATTTCCGATGTCCAAGTTGAGCCCAGCGGGAGCCTTCGCCACCGAGTGGGTGCGCTCCGACTTGCCGTAGACCGCCATGATGGCTCCTCCGAGAGGGGCCGTGCGGAGTGCGGCGGGGCCGGTCTTGGTGGGGTCTCCCACCGTTGCGGCGGGGTAGTACACAGCCCCGTAACCACTGTTGGTGTACGGAGCCACCGCCGTGACCGCCTGAGACGCCGTGGTCTGGTCAGGATCGGCGTCAATGATGACGAACCCCGTACCCCGAGTGGTGGCGTAGGACAGAGCGGAGTTGACCTCCGACGAGTCTGTTACCCCCGGCAGGTTGATCAACAAGTCTCCGGTCACCTGATCAAGGTAGTTCAGGGCCGTGGTGTAGTCCCCAGCGACGGCAGCCGTGCCGTCCGAACCACCCACCAGAGTGTAGGTGCCAGCCGTGACAGATGTATTCGTCGCCTTGGTCGGGGTGGCCACGCTGGACACCGTCACGTAGTCAGAGTAGGTGTCAAGCATCGTCTTGACGTACCGGTTGTGAGTGGAGTCCAAGGACACCTCGGTCCACCGCTCCTTCTCTAACCCGTCCAACTTGACGATCATTGTGAACGTCCCGTACGAGGTAGCCGTAGCCCCCTCCAGACCGGCGGTCACCTCCACAGTCAGGTCACTACCCCACGCTCCGGAGTTCTCTGCGGTAAGCAGGAAGTGGTTGGCGGTGGCTCCTGCGGTGTTGCCCCTAACAAAGCCCGTGGCCTTGGCGGCAGTGCCACCTGTGACCCCGCCCGCAAGGGTATAGGAGGCTTCCGTGGTAAAGGCCGCATGGATCTTCGCACCCGTGACGTTGGCGTCCGTTGGCTGTGCTGACACCGTGATGTACTGGGAACCAGTGACCGCATGGTTTACAGCGATGGTGGCCGAGGTGGGACCAGTGTCATTGTCAAAGGTAAGGGTCGGATGGGTCTCCACTGTGACACCCTTGTACTTGACAACGAGGTCGATGATACCCGAACCACCAACGGTAGACCCAGACCCGGTATCAGGGTTAGTGGCAGCCTTAGTGACGTGAAGTGTGACGTTGTCTCCGTCAGCACCAGCCAACTTGGACGTAGCGGTGAACAGCGACTGGCTGCTCCCGTGCGTGAGTGCAAGCAGCGATGCGGTGTTGGCAGTAGTGCTGGCGGTCAGCACACGGACCACGTAGCAGTCCACTCCCCCGTTGGAGAAGAACTGATACATGCTGTATCCGAGTTCGTACGAGGCGTTGATGTCCCCGAAGGTGTTGGTGAATGAACTCCACGACGAAATGAGGACCGGCTTTCCGATGGGACCTCGCGTGGATTGCCCCACAAAGGAAGCAGTGGTCCGACCGGGACGGTTGATCACCGTGGCCTTGAGAGCGGCCTCGTTGACGTACACGCCGGGACGTGCGTAGGCTGGCATTACATATACTCCTTACAGTAGGATACGAATATCACGACAGGACATCCTGCGTGAGTATGTCTTTGAACGTGGTGTCCTCCACGGTAGTGACCTGACGAACACCCACGAGGTTGGTGGCCGGTATCTCTGACGTAACAGAAAAGGTGTATACCTTTCTGAATATCCTCTTCTTGAATCCTGCTTCTTCATCAAGCATGTCTGCACTCCTGAAGTCCGTCAGGTCCATGTGACGGTGGGTACCGTCAGCACCTACGGACAGGTATCCCCTACGAAAGGGAACTACCTTTGTCATGATGTGCGACTGCAACGCCCTGTCATGCAGGGCAGAACGGGTAAAGGTTGTGACCTGATACAACAGGTCAACGGGAACATGGTCCATGGCACTGAGGTACTCTGACGAGGTAGACCCACTGTAGGACGTGAGGGTAGCCACGTTCGTGGTCTCGTTGGGCCAGTAGGTGAACGCCTTAGCCGACTCAGAGCCGTAGTGGCCGGAGGGTTGGCCCGACGGTGGCGTGCTGTCCCGGTAGCCATAGATGAACTGGTCAGAATGCTGCCGGTTACGGGCATGGTTGACATCCAATAGTTCCAACGTGATGAACGGGTACGTCTTCTCGGTCTCCCCTTCGGGGTAACGAAAGAACACCTGTACGTCACGAGTGTTGTCTCGGTCGTCCGACAGTTGAATGCCCGAGAACTTGGTCTTAACCGCCTGATCCTCGGCCAGCAGGAACCCGGTTCGATTAGGCACTTGCTACCACCTCCCCCATCTCCTTGCGAATGATCTGGCTGATCGCATCCCCCACCTTGTCGGCTTCCTTGAACACGGTACGACGAACGAACGCCCGTGGAGGAGTAGCAGGGTCCCCGAACTCCAGTGCCATCGCTCGGTTGTGGTGCTTGGCGGGTACATCGAAGAGACCGAACACCAGTTCGTCAGTGCCCCCGTCACTATTGACCCTAACCCCACCCTCGTCTTCGTCCTGCACAACGTCGTAGTAGGAAGCGAGAGCAGAATAATCGTCGTCCCGAAGCAGGGACTCACGGGACGCCTCCACATGTTCTGCCAGCACCTCATTGGTGGCGTCCGTCAGGATGTCAGGCAGCAACGAGAGCAGGTACGAAGAGTACTCAACGACAGCAGGAATGCCAGAAATCAGGCCGTCGGAGGAATCCGGAGCATCATTAAATGTAGGCGTTTCAGCCATACGCTCTCCTAGCGTTCCTCTGGGCGTCTGAGAAGTACCGGCGCGCACCGGGACTTAGACTAATGATACACCATTTATGCGGGGAACGCAGCGGGCCAAGCATAGTTGTTGGTGGCCAGAGTGGTGGGTCCGGGGTCCCGTGGGAACTCCTCATCGATGTACCGTTCAATGCCCTCAAACGACACAATAACGTCGTCCTGAGCCCTACCACGAACACGGTAAGCAGTCACGGAGTAGTACCGACCATCATAGTAGTACATGTCGTTCAGATGGTGACGGTACTCGCTAACGTCACTGATGCCAGCGTCCCGCATGTCCTTGACAGAAATTACACCGAACGTGGTTTGAACAGGATGCCGACCGTCGGTGGTGGCCCGCTTGGTGTCCTCGGTTACGTGGATCTGCACCGCCGGGAGAACAATGCCGTCCTTATAGCGGAGTCCGCCAGTGGAGCCGACGCCCTCGTCGTACACGTCGTCGTACAGGCTGTCGGTTGCCGTGGACGCCCCGAGGGGAATGAACTCGTACCAGACGACTACTTCCCCGGTGTCTCGGTGATAGCGCCGAAACCCCTCCCAGATATGATCGACTTCCCGCTTGACGTTTGTCATTACGGGTACCTATACGCCTGAACGTAGCCTTCCGGCGGCTCACCGTCAATGTACACGTCGGCGCGGAGTTCGTCCTGCTCCTCTGCGATTTCAATCTTCCCGGTGTCAAGCGGAGACCAGATCCGCTCAATCGGACCGTAGTCACCCAGTTCACGGGACTTCTGTACCGGAACCAACCGGTTGGTGGTGCGGCTGGTGCGCCGCAGGTTGAAGACCTCAATGCGGTCCAGACCGATGTTGAGGGCACGGGACTTCTTCTCGTACTCAGATGTCCAGAACGTCAACAACTGTTGGACCATACGGAACCGCTGGCTGGCGGGGATGTGGACAGCCTCTGAAGTGGTGATGTCAATGTCCCTGCTGTACTCCGTCATCAGGCCCCACAGAGACTCAATCAAGCCGTCTATACCAATAACGTCCTTGACCACCGCTGACAACTGATCGGCCTCTATGTCCAAGTTGTGGAGGTGTTGGTTGAGAGCCAGTTTGGAATAGAAGGTCAGGTCAGCGGGGAGAAGCCACTCAAAGTAGTAGCCCTCTATAAGAAGTTTCGTACCTGACGCCTGAGTAGCACCCAAGCGAAGAAGGCCGTTCCTATCATCAAGAGAATACTGGCTGCTAGTAAGTTCCGTTGTCGTGCCGCTGGCATAGGTGGCTGCCCACAGTTTGGTTGAGTCTACGTTGAGATGGCCGAGGTCGAAGGTGCGACCCGTGGCATCGAAGTCCAACTGGAAGAACCGTGGAAAGTCCCTGAGGTAGTTCCTAGCGACTGTTTCAATGTCAGTCAGAGCGGCCATAGCACCATTGTACTACTAACCCGCTGAGTCTGTTCCGGGTACGGAGTCCTGTCCGGGCTGGTTCACAGCGGGGAATTCGTCGCTAATGCGCGCCGGAGTCACCCTACGTACGACTTTAGCATGAACATTAGAATAGGTGCCATCCGGCTTCGGTAGGTCAGCCATTCTCAATGGCCTCCAGCCGTTCAGTCAGTTCCTGAATGGCCTTGACAATAGGAGCAGTGAACTCACTGTAAGCCAAGCCCATACCACCCTCGTCAGTGACGATCCCAGCATCTGTATCGCAGACACTAGCGACATCCTGAGCACCGAAGCCCCAGTGGCGCTTGTCTGGGGAGTCCTTAAAGCGATATGACAGGGGTTTGAGTGAAGTGATGAGATCCAAGCCGGGGGAGGTGCTGATGTCTTCCTTCAGCGCCAAGTCAGACGCTTCAGTGACGCTATTACAGTAAAGCACACCAGAGAAATACCCTGTCCGGTACCTCAAGGTACTAGACCCGACATTGAAGGTGTTGTGTGTCGTAGGAACGATCCCTTGCCCGTGAAGTAGCCCTGAAAGTGGGTTGTTAACGCCAGCCGACAACGGGAGGTACGAACCCGTGCTGTCAATCGTGAAGTAGGTACCGGTACGGGTAACCGAGATGCCGTCGCCCCCGTAAATCAGCAGCACATCACCACTATTAACTGTGGACTGTGGACTGAAGGAACCTTCGGTGACCTTGAAGGAGTAACTAGAAGTAGTGGGCGTGGATGTAATAGTAATGGTGTTCGCAGAGCGAGAAACAGTGGTGTCCCCGTCACCAACGAAGTTCACTGTCGAATCCGCAACTATAGTTGCAAGGTCCCCGGAGTTGGCCTGTAGTTTCCACGATGTGGTGGAGCCGGGCTGACCATCCGTGCCGTCCTCTCCCACCGGGATGATGAAGTCTAGGAGTGCCGCCGAGGAGGTACCCCTTACGTTGCTCACCTCCGGGGTTGACCCTGCGACACCAGCAGTAACCGAACCGACAGTGATGGTCGCCGCATTTCCATTGCTACCGGCTTCAGCGACCAAGGACGACCACTCAGCGAGGTTAGTCCACCTATTATCACCGGCAGACTTGGTCTTGACCCAGATGTTGGACTGACCCTCGGCAAGCGACTGTGAGGTGTGTACCCGGATCTCTCCGAGGGCACCCACATTGTCAGGGGGCGTGGTAGTAACGCCCTGAGGGTTGGCCTGTGGGAAGACCATGACCCTCTTGTCAACGATTCCTGTACTGTCGATGTCCGTGTCACCACTGGCGTAGTACACCGAAGCGATGAGCATCTTGGTGGACGTATCGAAATCCGGGTACCTAGCGTTGGTGGCGCTCTCCCCGTTATTGCCCGTCGTGCCCTCTAGTGCGGTAGCACTGAACGTGCCGCTAACATTCTGAATGAGGACCAGAGCGAACTTGGCCAGTCCCGAGGCTGATGGGGCAGAGATGTTGAGGGGGATGTCCGAAGAGAGATCGAAGTACTCCCCGTTCAGGTACCCGGAGACAGCGGTGACGAGGAGTGAGTTCTCCCCACTCCTAGTGACAACACCGCCACTAAGAACGCCGGACTTCTGATAGCCCAGCGTCTGGAAGTCACCCTTGTCCGGTTCTGCCTGATCAGCCTCTATACCAGTATCTGGTCGATTGGGAACCGTAAAGGCCATGGCCTACCTCATGCAAGCGTGTCGTAGATGTTCTCATGTGCCCGGAGGTATGCGTACAGGTCCGGCGGGAGATCATAGTTCTCCCCATCCACGAAATCCCACGACTGTCCAGCGAACGACATGCGCCACGTACCCTTGATGCGGGCTCGCATCGTAGCAGGAGTGACGACAGTGGGCTCTACAGCCTCCTGAACGTGCGCTTCGTTATCAGCCGTGGCTTTCTTCGACGGAGCCTTCTTTGGTGCTACTTCAGTTGCTTCAACCATATTGAGTTACGTTACCTTTCCGATGTACGGGCTGGACATAGTGGCAGGGGGGAGGGGCTCGTAGACCCCTGCCCCCTGCAACACTATATTACACCAAAGCCTTACTAGGCGATGGCACCGCCGAGGGTGTTGATAACGACCCGCGACTCGGAGGTGATAACCCCAAAGCCCCAGATGGCGTACCAAGCGAGGCCATGCTCACGACCGAAGTCGATCACGCCACCATCGCGCAACTCAACCGGCAAGGCGATGGCCTGACCGAAAGCGTTGTCACCGATCATAATGGCGTTGTAAGCGGTAGCCAAGGGCTGGACACCAGAGGTACTGGAGTCCGAGTCCCACGCAGAGTGCGGCAGCGTGGTT